AAATCCTACCACCTCCTGCACTATTGTGTCTGAGGATGGAGTCACCTTTGCCGCTAAGCTCTGCAGATCAAAACAATCTGCACTATTGAACGTGTAAAAAGTGTGAGCATTTTGCGCATTGCGCAATGGCAAATCACTAGCTTGGGAAACATCACACAATGTATTTCCTTCACCTTTCATGATTTGCTCATTAAAGTTGTTAGTATTAGTAAGTCGTTTTGAACTGTGAGACTGACTCAGGTCATCACAGAGCTCCACATGCACACTAGATGAAACACCACCATCGTCGCTAAATAGCAAATTTGGGGAACGCCCTGGTGTCAACTCTATACGCCCACGCTCACTGATCTTAGTGCTGTGACTTAATTGATCAGTGCAGTAACTGCGCATAAAGGAAGAATTTGGTTGTGACCTATCTTCATAGCCATTCACATTGTATATTTGCTTATCTCCCTGAGAATCAGCAGGCATACAACCAACCTTTTTTGAATTATCCCAAAATAAATCGTATAATTCATTCCACGTTGGAAACGTGGAGGTCTGGACCCATTGTTCCATTTCTAATAAGACCACCAAATCACATAGCATTTGGCGTTTCTCATTGAAGGTTTTCTTCCCGTAAAAGAAGTATTCTCTACAAACATTAGCAAAAACAGAAATTGCCTGTTCTTGAATGGAAATAGACTTGGACCTAACCCACACCATAAGTGATCTTTCCAAAGATTCATGATCAATAGGTGCAAGATAAGCTCCAACATCAGAATCAAATCGCCATGAACGTTTTAGGAAAGTAACATCTCGTATATGCAAATAAGGCACAGATTCTGCTTCCTTATCTGCCATAGTGTATGTAATGCCACTCTCTAACAATGCGGCTGCAATGGAAGTATGATTAAACCAAGGGGCACTAATACATACACCAAATACATTATCATCACCGTATGTCAACAAATGAACTTTTGACTTAAAAGACTTAACTTCATGAGCAGGATTTAGCATATAATATACATACCGAAAATAAAGTGAATTCACTAAACCATTGACAATAACAGTTAGTGGATGACCAGAAGGATTTGAGCCAAAAAATTGTACAAAATCACCGTTGAAATCCATTACTGGAAACGCAACGTCATGAGCGATTCCCCACATAACTTTTTCATCATCCGAGGTAAAGTTACCACTTTTCATGGCCACAGTTATCAAGATACGAAATGCTGCCAGTATGAAAATAGAAGCCATTGTCTTATCAAAAGCTTTATAATCACCAGCACCAAGTCGATCTTCCCCAAATGTGGTAAGATAAGTAAAGATATCATGCCACTCATAAGACTGCGCCACTGTACCAGGACCACTCTCATACACAAGCCTATTATTTTGTATCAAACGAATACTCGATAAAAAGAATTTGCGAACTAATATAGTCCAATCAAAGGGTGCTCCAGCAAACACACGAGTTTTCTTCTGTTTAATTTTCTTAAAAGAAGTAGCCTCATCTTTAAGATGTGCAGTAAAAACTGGCATAACACGCTTTCCTTCCAAATACACATTGTACATCTGATCAACGCGGCCCATAATCTCCTCATTAGCTTCTACAGGGTCCTGCAATCCAAACTGTGGTGGAGCCGATTTCAAGAAATACTTTTTACTCTTCCTCCATGGGAAGCCCGCACTTGTATTTCGATTAATCTTCTCCACATAAGCTATGGAAGCTGCCCCATTTATGGCAGTAAAATTGTCATAAACATGCAACGAAGAGAGATCAATACCAGATCCTAATATATCTTGGATAAATGATTCCGTGCATATATTAATAACATCATTATCAAAACGCACATTAGGTTGTGTACATTCCAATGCAGCTATACGCCAGGGTTCATACCCCTTCATAACAGGGGGTCCATACTTTATGGCGTATCCTCGTCTAGACAATGGTTCAGCCATCGGTGTTAACATAACATGAGATCTACCGACACCACGGTTGCCTATGAAGGAACCATATACTTCAGCCGATCCTTGCTCCAAATATCGGAATACTGATTTGTGATGTAACTCTCCAACAATACCTTTAGCAGTCTGAGCTTCCATAAGTGGTTCACCACTCTCAATCACCAAATCGGGGAGAATTTCATCCACCCACTGTTTAGAGATTGAAGTGGCTCCGACATTATACGTAAGACCATTGCCAAGGACATGCATCCCAATAAGGATATATCCTAAACCAGTCTTAGCAAATAATGGGGAACCGCAGTCACCTTTCGCGGTGATTCGATCACATGTTCCACCCCAAAGCTGACCCGTAAAGTCAGGAATTCTATCAGAAGAAGCCACACGAATATTGTTAACAATACCAGGCAGCAATTCTCCCTCCATAGTTCTAGTGACGTAAAAACCATTATTACGGCAAGTCTCAAGTGTATCTGGCAAAAACTGACGCAACCCCTTTTTTGGAGGGATATTAGGTAAGTGCAAAATAACCATATCATGCTCTATATAACGAAAAATCTGTTTCTCAGTTATGAACATTTGCTGGTTACGTGTCACACCATCTTTACTCACTTGAAATACTACATCTAAACGATGAGCACCAGGCAGGAACTCAAAATGGTGATTATTGGTCATATAATATGAACCACTCAAACAAAACATATTGAAGGAGTTCACATCAGTTGCTGTGTTCCTAATGGAGGCACGGGCAACATTACGACCAACTATCTTCAAGAAAGCCGCCTGGTCTATACCCTTCGATGAAGTTATCACAGGGTTCAGATGATAGGTGCTTAATTCAAAATCGTTACGATACCAAACATTCTCACGTTCGTCATCTTTCATATAAGGACCATGGCCAACTGATTCAGTAGAACCTTGCAATTCTGGCTGCACCAATTTGCTTACGTTATAAATAACATAAATCATAGCAAAAGCTGCAATAGCATAAGCGGGATTGTATCGAGTACGAAGCCATTCACCCATCAGTCTAACACGTTCTCTCTGCCTCTGCAGAATAACCGTCGTAAATCAATTGAAGAAGAAACTTTGTACAGTGAATATCCACTCACTAACAATAGGCACTGACATTTGTACCAGAAAGTAAACAACATCATGAAACAAACAAAAGGCCATAACAGCTAATGTCGCGTTTCCTATAGATGCTGCAAAACTTTGAATTAGTTGCAAAAAACGAGCTAAACCTATTTGAGCAGTCTGTAATTCACATACACAATCATAGCGACTGCAAACTTGACAAAATATAACTGGAACAACTGTGCTATTGTAGTCCCCTTCATTAGAAAACTTTGTGGCGTGTTCGCACACGCAGCAAATTTTATAACAACTGACACACAATGGCACAGATCGCATATTCTTAACAGAAACCTCAACGGCATTCTGAGCAATCTTGAAAGATTGAATTGCGGAAGTATACCAATCAATAAATTCATTGATATCACTTGTTTCCAGTAATATAATAGTCTCAGCTTGATAACGCGACATACTGTGTGGTCGAGGTTGAACTTTCTTCACAACAAAATCCCACAAATTGGGATACTGCCCAGCAATAGGGGCGGGTGTTAAAGAAGGATCCAACATCCCATCAGAATTTACGTACTCGGCCTTTGGCGTAGCAGATAATATATATGGAAAACGCCGCTGAGCAGCAGATGGACAAGCAAAGTAATAGTGAGCATTCAAATTTTCAGTATTGGTAGTACCAATAACGAGACGCGCCTTTAATGGGGTGCGACCCTTATCCTCCAATGCAGCTTGGTCTGGACAATGTGGAACTGGATTGATTATTTGCAAAAACTCCATGCACGAAGGGTCTCCATTTGGAGCTATTCGAGGAGCCATAAATGCAATATCATCCAGAACAACACACCATTGTGAAGTGGTATAACCATCCCAAAATTTTGCAGTTGGATTTTTGGTAAAACAGAAAATATCATCAGAATCTAGGTTTTCAACCTTTGC